GAAACCGGCTGCAGACTGGGCAGCACGGGCCACGGTGATTACCAACGCGACGCTTTTGGGGGTAGAGGCTGACCTCGTGGCATGGGATACTTTTTCTGAGACCCAACAAACGGCACTGAGCGACCACACGGGTGAATACGGCTCGTGGGGAGCCGCCAGCGGCAACCTCGCGCTGCAGATAGACGCCAACGGCAAGCTGAGGATGGACCTGTAATGGCCATCATACTCACCCAGACAGATACAGCGGCGGCATGCGGCACGATAGCAGCGTGTTCAGGCCTGTCGGTAACGGCCACCCCGCAGGCGAATCAGGCGGTCTCTGGCGGCACCGCTGGCAGCACCCCTCTCGTCCTATCCATCGGCAACAAAGCAGCCAACGAAGCCGCGCTGATGTTCGAGGGTGTGCCCGGGGTAACATCATGGGCTGCTGGCACCTACACCGTGAGGCTCAACCTCACCACGGCAGCTGATACGCAGATCGTCGGTGTCTACGTCTGCCGCCTCAACAGCTCCTGCTCCAGCCTCGAGACGCTCGGCAGCAGCACCGGCCTGTCCATCGACTGCAACACTACTGGCGTTAAGACCATCAACGTCACAGGCTCGTCGACCACAGCCAGCGCGACGGACAAGCTCTACATCGTGGTGGCATTCACCAACAACGGCACAGGCGCAAGAGCGCCAGCCTTCACACCAGACCAGAACATCGACACCCCCATCGTCTCGGCCACGACCCATCAGGCGGCGATGGCTCTCACGGTCACGGCCACACAGACCTCCGGCGGCTCCATCGGTCACAGCGCAGCCATCACGCTATCTGTGACAGCAACACAAGTGGCAGCAGGCTCTGCAATCACCACACACGAGGCGGCCGCTTCCCTGCTGAGCGCCGCCACCCTCATCGCACCCGCATCCTTGGTCAGGACAGGGGCAGCAGTATTGGGCTCAACTGCTAATTTGGCAGGAGTTAGCAGCTTCGTAGTAGATGGCAGCTCGGCCATGGCCTCGAGCGCCTCACTCTCTGCTGCAGGGGAGCGAGTCATCTCAGCAGCGGTAGCGATGGCGTCGACGGCAACCCTCACCGGCTCCGGGTCCTCCTCCGGCTCACTCACCGCACAGGCCGCCCTCGGGGTCACATCGACCTTCTACCCGACCTCGGTGGCGGTCCAGCTGTCCAGCGAGCTACCGGGCAATGCCGACTACTACGTCTCCATGGACCTCGCCACCGGGGATGCTGGCGCACTGCAGCCTCATCACTTCGGTGTGGTGGCCCGGGCAGCGGACACCGACAACGGCTACCTCGGCTACTACGATGCCGACCTGATGCGCTGGGTCATCGCCAAGATGGTGAGCGGCGATGTCACCGTGCTGGCCAGTTACTCGGAGGCATTCACCAACGCGCGACTGCGCCTCACCGTCATTGGCGACACACTCACGCTGTATGCCGATGGTGTGCAGAAGGTGCAGACCACCGATAGCACCTTCACCGCAGCCGGTCAGGGCGGTGTGTATGCGCGCAAGTTCCTCGCCTCCTACGGGGTCAATGAGGCGCTGCAGGGCGATAACTTCGCCATCTACTCACTGGGGGCGCAGACCCACGCTGCAGCAGCGGTACTCGCCAGCACTGCCTCGCTCAGCAGCACCGCGGTACTGGATGAGGCTGGAGTGGCCCAGCTCAATGCGGTGGCGAGCCTCAGCGGCACACCACAGAACATCGTCTCGGCCGCCTGCACCATGGCATGCACCACCACGGTTACCGCGATACCAAGGAGGACCATACCGGCAGTGGCGTCGCTGAGTGCGCTCGCGACCATGTCCGGCACAGGGACGTTTATTCAATCCACGCAGGTGCTGTTCGCCAGCACCGGCACAGTCACGGCCATTGGCACGCGGCAGGTCACGGGTATCGGGCTACTGGCAGCTGCAGCCTCCCTCGCTGCCACGCCATCCAAGACCATCCCCGGGTCAGCGGCACTGGGCAGCACAGCAACCCTTAACGCCACCGCCTCATTCGCCGGGCAAGTCTCAGCAGCACTGCAGGCCACCGCCTCCTTGGTCGGGACAGCTCAGGTCGGCCACTCAGCAGCCGCAGCACTATCAAGCACAGCCGTACTCACCGCCACCGCAGTAGGGGCGCCCACCGGTAGCGCATCCCTTGCCTCCTCAGCAGCCCTCGCAGCCTCCGGCAGCATCGAGCGCAATGCGGCGAGCTCACTCACGGTCACCGCGGGACTCACCGCCTCACCACGCCTCACACTGAGTTCACCTGCCTCACTCACCGCTCACGCAACACTGAGTGCATCGGCGCAGGTGAGCACCAAGGTGAGCATGCCGGTGACCACGGTGCTGCTGGCTGCCGGCTCACTGACAGGCGGTGCTGTTGCGCATCTGGAGGTGACCACCGGGTTGATAGTGAGAGACGCCTCGGCGGTGCTGGGTGTCGAGGCCTACCTCACCACCCTGCCGCGTGGCATGCTCATCATCGACAGCGTGGTGCTGACCCCGATGATCGAGGGGTCGCCGTGGCTCGTTCCAGCCCTCGACGGCGAGGGGGAGCTCATGACGGCACTGGGGGCGACTTTGGGGATAAATCCGGTTATGGATTACAATATGGTGAATATAGAACCAGCCATCCCGCTCAGCTGGGACTGGCTGACATGGGAGGAACGATGAGCACCGTCCACATCATCTACGAAGGCAACGACATGGTCATCGAGCTGAGAGGCCTCAAAAACGAGGTCTCCGGTGCTTACATCGATTCGGCCACCGTAGGGGTTACCCTGAAGGACGCAGACGGGGTCAACGTATCGGGCGAGTCATGGCCACTTACCATGAACTACGTCACCGGTAGCAACGGCAAATACCGGGCAACACTGGCCGACACCCTATCCCTGACACCCCGGGCGCGATACACCGCTACCATTACCGCCGATGCCGGTGCAGGGTTAAAGGGTAAGTGGGTAGAGGACTTGGTATGTCAGCAGCGGAACAACTAGAGCGCTTTGACTACGACGTCACCATTCCCGACGACCTCGCCGAGAGGATCAGGACCGCGTCCTTCAAGGACCTCCCGAGAATCTGGCAGATTATCGAGACATGCTTTGGTGATGTGGGCAAGCGCGCCCTATGCCGCATCGACCGCTACTACCTGCTCTGCATCGTCCTGCACCGGCAGGACGCACTCCACCCATGGCTTTATGAGCGCTGCCGAGAGGTAGAGGCTGACCCAGATGAGCATCTCGACCTCTGGGCGCGCGAACATTACAAAAGTACAATCATCACCTTCGCCGGCATTATTCAGGAGATCATCCGCGACCCCGAGATAACCATCGGCATCTTCAGCCACACCAAGAACATCTCACGCAAGTTCCTCGGCCAGATCAAGTACGAGCTCGAGACCAACGAGGAGCTGCTGGACCTCTTCCCCGACATCTTCTGGCGCAACCCCAAGCGCAACGCACCGCGATGGAGTCTCGACTCAGGCCTCGTCGTCAAGCGCAAGACCAACCCCAAGGAGGCGACCATCGAGGGGCATGGCCTCGTGGATGGGATGCCGACCGGTGCCCACTATGTGCTTCGCGTTTACGATGACGTCGTCGCCCCGGCCTCTGTCACCACCCCTGAGCAGATCAAGAAGGTCACCGACGCATGGGAGCTGAGCGACAACCTCGGCGCCAAGCAGCCCAACGGCATGCCCGGGCGCAGGTGGCACATCGGTACCCGGTACCACTTCGCTGATACCTACGGCCACGTCCTCGAGCACAAGATACTCAAGATGAGGATCTACCCGGCCACTGACGATGGCACACCCACAGGCAACCCAGTATTCCTCAGCAAGGAGGCGTGGGAGCACAAGAAGAACACCCAGCGCGCCGGCACACTGGCCTGCCAGATGCTGCAGAACCCCTTGGCTGGGGATCAGGCCATGTTCAGCAAGGACGACCTGCGCTTCCTCGAGGTACGCCCCTCAACCCTCAACATCTACATACTGGTCGACCCGGCATCGAGCAAGAAGAAGGGCAGCGACTACACGGCGATTTCGGTCATCGCGGTCGATGCGGCCTTCAACAAGATACTCATCGACGGTGTTCGCCAGAAGCTGGGCCTGCGCGAGCGGTGGGTGACGCTCAGGGAGCTGCGCAAGAAGTGGATGCGCCAGCCCGGGGTGCAGGCGGTCTATGTCGGGTACGAGAAGTACGGCATGCAGTCGGACATCGAGTACTTCGAGGAGAGGATGGAGATCGAGGGCGACTGGTTCGAGATCACCGAGCTCAACTGGCCGCGCGATGGCGAGCAGTCCAAGTATGACCGCATCCAGCGCCTGACCGGCGACTTCAACGAGCATCGCTTCTACTTGCCGGCCATTGTGGACGGTGAGACCTCGACCCAGAGGCGAATGCGTGACATCAACCAGCCGTGGCGCATCCTCAAGCCAATGCGCCGCCGTGACCACGAGAACAAGATTTACTCACTCAACCGTGAGTTCATCATCGAGTTCCTCACCTACCCATTCAGCACCCACGACGACTTCCTCGACTCCGCCTCACGCATCTATGACATGGATGTGAGACCTCCGGTGCTCATAGATGATAAAATGTTGGAACCGCAAGTCTACGACGATGGGATATAACCATGAGGCCAAAGAACGATGGATAACGAAAAGGTAGTCCTGACCAACGGCAAGCGCCCCGAGGAGCAGCCCGACTTCGCCGAGCACAAGGAGAACGGCCAGCAGCGCGCCTACATGGTGTTGACCGAAGAGGAGCGGGCCAAGGGCTTTGTCCGGCCGCTGCGCATGTCCTATGTCCACGCAGGGGCTCGGCCGAGGTACCCGCTGCGCGACCTGACCGAGGAAGAGCATGTGCGCCTCAGGGACTTCAACTACGTCGCCTTTGAAGAGTACCCCGAGTCCGAGTTCCCGAAAACCGGCCGGTTTTGGACAGAGGACGAGCTGCAGAGCGGTTGCGGCCACACCACAACCATCAGCCAAGCCATCGCCGAGACCTATGCACGCGACCCCAAGTTCTACGGCGGTACATTCTGCGTCCACTGCGGCGCCCACTTCCCTGTACAGCAGTTCACTTGGGCAGAGGATGGACTCATCGTCGGCTCATAAGGAGACCACCATGGCACAGAAGAAGCAGGAACCCGATAACTCACGGACTCACGATCAGCGCTCGCCAGCAGGCAAGTTCCTCGATGGCGTCCGTGGCTTTGTTGATGAGCTAAAGCAGCCCGCCAGAAAGGCTCTCCGCGACGCCATGAGCGGCAAGGGTAAAAGCAAAGAGAAGGAGTAAGGTGATGGCAGACGAGCAGACAGTGGTCACCACCACACGCACCTTCCTCGAGGAGGTTGAGGCTGCCGACAAGACCCCGGAGGACAAGACCGTTTACATCTGGTCCAACGGCAAGAAGTACGTCGACAAAGACGACCCCTATGCAGAGCAATGACAACGACTTATTCCGCAAGGAGTACATGGATCTGCCTGAGGCCATCAGGCAGTATTACTCGTTCAATGAATACTGCTGGCTGACCGAGGAGCAGCGCGCCTCTCTTCTGCAGGAGAACACCGAGCCGGATATCGAGGAGTGAACAGATGCTGGATTTAACAGAAGACCCGAACGTAGTCCTCAAGGACTATGATGAGGCGAAGAAGATAGCTGAGTTGCTGCACAAGCACTACCCCGGGCATCTGTGGGGCGTGACTGTCGAGAGTGAGAACGGCATCGCCACCGTGAGAAACCTTTACCTGTCAGGCAACTGGGGCTTCATCCTGAAGCTGAAGGATATCCAGTCATACCCGCAGCTCAAAAAGCGTGTCATCTGGGCCGGCGGCGAGCTGCTCGAAAGGTTCAACCTGAGCCGAAAGAGGTTCAATGAGGATGAGTACTTCAGCCTCCCGACCGACTTTGCTGGGCAGATAATCGCGGAGAAGGGATGATGGACGGCCAAGACAAAAACAATCCATGGCTGCAGCGGGCGCAAACAGCGTTCAGTGAGTCATCAACGTACTTCGACGTCAACATCAGGCGCTCCATTGAAGAGGACATGCGCCGCTTCCATAGTCGACATCCAGCCGGGTCGAAGTACCTCACCGACAACTACAAGGCGCGCTCCAAGCTGTTCAGGCCAGCAACACGCTCCGCGATACGCAAGGACGAGGCAGTGGCCGCCGCCGCCTTCTTCAGCACACAGGACGTGGTGAACATCGCAGCCAATGACGACAACGATGAGCTGCAGATGATATCGGCCGAGCTGAACCGCGAGCTGCTGCAGTACCGTCTGACCAAGACCATTCCATGGTTCCTTATCTGCATCGGCGCCTATCAGGAGGCCATGAACGTCGGCGTGGTGTGCTCCTACCAGAACTGGCAATACGACAAGAAGCGCGGCATCGACCGCCCATGGATTGAGCTGCTACCGGTAGAGAACGTCCGCATTGCCCCCAACGCCAAGTGGTACGACCCGATCAATAGCAGCCCCTACGTCATCAACATGATCCCCATGTACGTGAAGGACGTAGAGGCCCGCATGAAGCCAAACGAGAAGACGGGCGAGCCGAAGTGGAAGCCACTCAGTCGGCAAGATATCGCGGTAGCGGCCAAGCACAGCAATGACTCCATCAGGCAGACGCGCGACAACGACCGCACCGACGCCAAGGCGACTGAGACCAACATCACCGACTTTACCATCGTCTGGGTCCATGAGAACTTCATCGATATCGAAGGCGATGACTGGGTGTATTTCACCCTCGGCACCGAGTTCATGCTCACCGACCCCAAGCCGAGACGCGAGATTCACGCCACCCGCGACCGCCCCATCGTCATGGGCATCTCGGTGCTCGAGACACACCGCACGTACCCCAGCTCACCCAATCGCCTTGGTAAGGACCTACAGGCCGAGATCAACGAGGTCACCAACTCCCGCGTCGATAACGTCAAGTTCGCCCTGAGCAAACGCTACTTCGCCGCACGCAACAGGCAGGTGGATATCCGCTCCGTCATTCGCAACATCCCCAACTCAGTCACCCTGATGAACGACCCGGAGAAGGACGTGAAGGTGATCGAGACCAAGGACGTCACATCCTCCAGCTATCAGGAACAGGACCGCCTGAAGGTCGAGTTCGATGAGCTGATGGGTCACATGTCCGGTGCCTCGGTGCAATCCAACCGCAACCTGAATGAAACAGTGGGAGGGCTAGAGCTCCTCAGCAACAGCGCCGATCAGGTGTCCGAATACCAGCTGCGCACCTTCGTCGAGACGTGGGTCGAGCCGGTACTTCGCCAGATCATGGCGCTGGAGCAGGAGTACGAGAGCGACGAGCGCATCCTCGCCTTGGCTGGAATGAAGGCCGGCCTGCCCGAGAGGTATGGCATCTACGACATCACCGACGAGATGCTCACTCAGGAGCTGGCCCTCACCGTAAACGTGGGGATCGGCGCCACCAATCCACAGATACAGGCCCAGCGGTTCATTTACGGTGTGAAGGCCCTACGTGAGATGTTGGGTGACGACGTCATCATGAAGATGAAGCCGGAGGAGGTTATCGCCGAGCTGTTCGGTAAGTTGGGCTACAAGGACGGGAAGCGGTTCTTCTCCTTGGGCGACGAGGAAGACCCGCGCATTGCCCAGTTCATGGACATTATCCAGCAGCTGCAGATGCAGCTCGCCCTCAAGGAGGCGCCGGAGGTTACCGCGGCCAAGGTCGAGGAGATCCTCGCCAAGGTGGATAAGACCCGCGCCGAGACGGTCAAGATTGGTGTCGAGGCCCAGTACGCTGCCATGCAGGGCGGCGAGGTGGTCGCCTCCATCCCTGAGGTGACCCCTATCGGCGACCAGATCCTGCGCAACGCCAACCCCAGCGTCACCGATGACAAGGCATTGCAGGCGCCTGATAGGCCCATCTCCTCACTCAACCCGGCAAACGCGAACACCACACCATACCTACCACCTGTTCCAGCTGAAGGCGAAGAGGGTGCCTATGCCGGGATTGAAACACAGAGGGCTGATTGATGAGTGAAGATAGTTACGAGCAGTCCGCACTATTGCGCAAGGTTGCCGTCGGGATGGACGCAGAGGCGTTCCTCGACAGCGACCTTGGTAAGTTGCTCATGGAGCGAGCGCAGGAAGAGGCGATAGCCGCCATGGATGAGTTGAAGACCGTCAGGCGCTCTGACTTTACCGATGAAATGCAGTTCGTAGCGAGGCTTATGGAGCTGCAGGACATCGTGGCGAGGGCCGAGGGACTGGAGTCATGGATAACCGAGATCGTTGTAGATGGAAGAAATACCGAAGAATTACTGTTAAAATCTGAGCAAGAAGAGGAGCAGATCGATGACTGACAAAGCTACCCATCCGGGCGCAGGCACTTCACGGCTTGAGGCAATGGATAATATCGCGCGTGTCCGAGTAGAGGGCATGGCCAACGACTTGGGTATTGACCCGCAGACGATTCACAGCGACGTAAAGCCGCCAACGCAAGTCATTCCCGGCGGCGAAGAGGACAAAACCGGCGAAGAAGTAGAGAAGAAAGCCGACGAGGAGATCAAGGAGACCGAGGAGGAGATTGCCGCCAAGGAGAAGAAGGACCCCGACCCGGTGGTTGATACCAAGGGCGAGGAAGAGGAGGAGGATGTCGAGTACATCGATGTCAGCCCGGAAGACGAAAGGCGTTACCGATTCAGGACTAAGGTTGACGGTGAGGAGCGCTTCCTCACTGCAGCAGAAGTAAAGCGCGGCTACCAGAAGGACGCAACAGCCTCGAAGCGTCTGGAGCAGGCCGCACTGCGCGCTAAGGAGCTCGATGAGCGGGAGCAAGATATTGCTCGCCGTGAGCAGGAGGCCCTCGCGCGCAACACAAGCACGGGAAAGGTTGAAGTCGAAGAAGAAACAGACGACGACCAGAACCTCGACGTTCTATCCATTCGGGACGACGTCAAAACATTCCTTGATACCTTTTACGGTGGAAAGGAGGAGGAGGCGGAAGCAGCGTTGACCGAGCTGCTTTCCAAAGTAGGGCGCACCCAGAAAACTGTTGGAGATGCCACCCAAACACAGACGGTCGATGAAACAGCAGTGGCAGCTAAGGTTGAGGACAGTATCAACTTCAAGGCTGCTCGTGAGTATTTTCGTGAGAACTACGAAGACATTTGGTCAGACCAACCGCTCGCCAAGATGGCCGATGAGTACTTTGAAGAGGAGCTCGAAACCGGAGTCTCCTACAAGGAAGCATTCATCAATGCCGGCGACCGGGTACGCGACTGGCTGAAGGAGCACGGGGCATCGGTAACGACCCCCGAGAAGTCTGCGAAAACACGCGAGCAGAAGAAGGAAGATATCGACAACCTTGAGAGCACTGGTGCAACGTCAACAACTATCGCCAATGAAGAGAAGCCGCAAGGCGTTTCCGATGTGATCAAGGAAATGGCCGCTTCTCGTGGCGCAAACCGTCAATATCAAACCTAACACGGGAGATTGCAGTCATGTCAGGACAGCAACTGTGGGTGGTGGATAGTTTGGGTGGCTTCATGTACAGCGATAAGCTGTCAAAAGAGCTGCGCTACGCTGTCCAGCCGCTCGTAAAATTCCGCCAGTTCGCCGACGTCCAAGACGCGGCAGCCCAAGGCAAGGGCAAGGGTGACACGTTCCACTGGAACATCTACAGTGACGTGGCGACTCAGGGAACGACCTTGGTTGAGACCAACGTCATGCCCGAGACCAACTTCACCATCGCTCAGGGAACCATGACTATCACCGAGGGCGGTAACTCTGTTCCGTACTCCGGTAAGCTGGATGACCTGAGTGAGCACCCGGTGAGGACCGTCATCCACAAGGTGCTGAAGAACGATGCCAAGAAGTTCTTCGACCTGCAGGCGCATGCCCAGTTCAACGCTACCCCCCTGCGCGTTGTTCCGACATCCGCCACCGCGACCGACAGCGTTGTGCTGACCACCAACGGCACCGCCACCACCACCAACAACGTAGCGCTTGGCAAGGACCACGTGAAGGCCATCGTCGACCTGATGAAGGAGCGCAACATCCCTCCCTACATCAACGATGACTACATCTCGCTGGCCCGCCCGAGCACCTTCCGCACCCTGAAGAACAATCTGGAACAGATTCACATGTACGTGAATCAGGGCTTCCAGATGATCCTCAACGGTGAGATTGGTCGCTACGAGGGCGTCCGTTTCGTGGAGCAGACGAACATCGCTTCCGCGGGCTGGACCAACTCCGCCTCCGACTGGGCGTTTTTCTTCGGTGATGATACTGTCGCTGAGGGCATCGCCATTCCTGAGGAGATGCGCGGGAAGATCCCGAGCGATTTTGGTCGCTCCAAGGGTGTCGCTTGGTACTACATCGGCGGCTTCGGCATTGTTCACACGCAGGCGGCTCAGGCACGCATCGTGAAGTGGGATTCTGCCGCGTAAGCGGTGGTTAGGGGGGCTCATGCCCCCTCCCCCCCTACATAGGAGATTAGTGAGATGTCTTACGATGATCCCAATCCGGTCGTGCGCCGTGAGGAAATGTCAGATCAGGAGGCCGGTGGCGCTGCTACTACCGAGTACTCCAAGTTCCATCACTTCCAGAAGTACAAGCTGAAGGCCGCTCATGCCGTGGTTACCACCGCTGGCACCACCACCGCTCACGGCTTCGATGTGTACGTGGGTACCACCAGTGTTGGCTCCATTACCCTCGGCACCTCAGCTGCTGGAGTGGGCGCCTCCAGCGGCGCTCTCGACCAAGCCGTGGCGGCCTACGGGCAGGTGAGTGTGAAGTCTCTGGCGGACGCCACCGGCAAGGCTCGTATCATCTACGAGTACCATGTCGACCACGACGCCACCTTGACCTAAGTGAATGCCGGGGGTCACCCCGGCCTTCCTCGTGGAGGTGCATCATGAAAGCGACGGACAACGGCATCACCGGGGGCAGCAACGGCTCCCTTGGCGAGGCCACCACAAGCGACCTGAAGAAAGGCTTCATCAGTCAATCGTGCGATGACTATTCAGAGAACGAGCTGATGGAGCACTCCATCGAGGAGATGAAAGAGCCTCGTGGTTTCGCCGGTCGCCCCAACGGTTACGAGAGGTAACGGTCATGTCTGATACCAACAACCGTCCCACTGGGGACATCAGGGGTGATGACAAGGCGATCCCCGACATGGGGGCGCGCACTGGTGTCACCGATGACTACGGCGCCAATCTCGAGCAGGGCTTCAATGCTGAGGGGAACATCAAGAGTTCCACCGGCAGCGACGGCATGCAAGAGGGCGGCTACAGCAAAAACAAGCGCTAAGGAGGTTCCTGTGGCGAAGCTAGACAGAACGAAGGACCACGGTGAAATTTGGGGTCGACCCGGGGTCAAGTTCGAGCAGAACGGCAAGATGTTCAATGCCAATGGTGATGAGGTCGACTACAACGGCAAGCTCATCAAGAAAAAGCCAACCCCTGCCGCTCCCCCCAAGGAACCCGAAGGTGGTGGTGAGCCGCCGAAGCCAGAAGGTGGTGGTGAGCCGCCGAAGGTTGAACCCGGCATGAAGCACAAGGGCGGTGGCTACTACATCGTGTGGAACGAGAGCAACGAGGTTGTCGGCGACAAGTTCAGCAAGGAAGATGCTCAAGCGAAGGTCGCCGAGTTGAAAGCCAACTCCGAGCAGATCAATGCGGCGCTGCAGGATGGCTGAGGTATCGGCATCCGCAGAAGTAAAGGCAACACAGGACCATCGCTCACGAGTTCGTAGCGGTGCTCCTGTGTCTGTCGTTCCGGGCTTCAATATTGATAGCCTGTGTCGTATCGCTGAACAGGCCGAGGAGGGCTGCTTCGTCGAGGTTGGCGTATACCGTGGAGGTACCGCCTACTACCTCAACGAGATTGCCATCGAGCAAGGCAGGAAGCTGTACCTCTATGACACCTTTGACGGCATCCCTTACCAAGACGAGGTGATGGGTGACCGCCACAGGGTCGGCGACTTCAGTGATACCTCGATGGCCGAGGTAGTCGCAGCTGTACCAGAGGCCATCGTCGTGAAGGGATTGTTCCCGGCCAGCATCATCCCGATGCCGCCGGTCGCGTTCGCTCACATTGATTGCGACCAGTACCAGTCGATTATCGACTCGGTGCACGCACTCAGGCCGCTGATGGTTGATGGCGGCATCATGCTATTCGACGACTACGGGTGCCTTGAAGGGGCTACCCGCGCCGTCGAGGAGCTGTTCCCGAAAGACCGCATTATTAGCACCGACGTCGGTAAGGCGATGGTCATATTTTAGGAGACGAGAGATGGTTTGGAGGCTGCAAGACCCGCAAGGCAATGAGGCTGCCAAGGTCAAGTATGACGTTCCGCGCTGGACACGAGGCCCCGGCCTCGATATCGGCTGCGGGCCATTCAAGGTATGGCCACACCTGTTGGGCGTGGATAACGGTCATCACTGGGGAACCGGTGGCGTGGATATCGCTGTGCCTGATGCCTCAGACCTCAGCATGTTCAACACCGACTACATGAACTGCGTGTTCTCCAGCCACCTGCTGGAGCACATGCCAGACCCGCTGGCCACCCTGAAGGAGTGGTGGCGCGTGATCAAGCCCGGTGGATACCTCGTGCTGTACCTGCCACACAAGGACCTCTACCCGCGCTGCGGCACCCCGGGGGCCAACCCAGACCACAAGAACGACTTCGACAACGACGACATCATCCACCTCATGGAGCAGGTGGGCGACTGGCAGCTGCTGGTCAACGAGGTGCGCGATACCGACAATGGACCCGGTGAGCCGGGCAACGAGTACTCCC